GCGAGCCCGGAACGCAGCACTGTCGATTCTGTGGTGAAATCTACGACAACCACGCGCAAGAGGTAGGACTCTGACGCGGAACGCGCCCCCGGATCTCGGTCCGGGGGCGTTGCCGTGTAGTACCGTCACCAACAACAAACTGCATATCCTGAAACAACAGCACGACGCTGGGAGCAAGTCTCCCTAGGCCAGAAAGCAAGGCGAAGCGGAGCGCACATGGTTAGCCCGATTCCTCCGGGCGCGTTCCACGCGTCCCGGCAAAAGCTCGCACGCATGCTCGACTTTCAAGAAGTCGCACGCAACGACGAGCAAATCGACGACGCACTACGCCAGGCGACCAGCGACGTCGAAGGCTACTTGCATCGCGGTTTCTTCCCCTGGCGCGGCACGCGCTACCGCGACTACCCGGACCGTGACTACGCCGACCGGTTGTGGCTCGACGGTGACGAGTTCGTTTCGCTGACGACCGCGACGTCCGGCGGCACGACGCTCGCGACGAACAACCTCGTCTACTACCCGACGTCCGGGCCGCCGTACAACGCCATCGAGACCAGCGTCGCCAGCTCCGCCTACTTCCAAGCGGGCGCCACGTGGCAGTCCGCGATCGCGCTCACCGGACTGTGGTGCGGCACCGACGCGAGCACGCGGCCGGCCGGCACGCTCGCGGCCGGAATCAACGCGTCCGTCACCACGGTTGCGCTCACGCCGAGCGCAACCGCGCGCGTTGGCGTCGGAGACCTCCTGCTTTGCGGAACCGAGTACCTCGTCGTCACCGCGCTGACGAGCGCGACGTCAAGCCAGACGCTCCAGACACCGCTCACCGCGAGCGCTGCCAGTACCTCGGTAGCGGTGAGCACCGGGAGCGCGTTCGTCGCAGGCGAAGCGATCACGCTGGACTCCGAACAGATGCTCGTGGTGGACGTCACCGGCAACACGCTCGTCGTCAAGCGCGCGTGGAACGGCACCGTGCTCGCCACGCACACAGGCTCCACGATCTACGCGTCCCGCACGCTGACCGTGACGCGCGGAGCGTGCGGCAGTACCGCGGCCGCGCACAACTCCGCCGACGCCGTCGGCCTGCACATCATCCCGCCCCCGGTGCAGGCGTTGACGTTGGCCGAGGCGTCATGGCTTTACGCCAGCCATGCGCAAGGCTGGCAGACGGCACCCGGGACGACGAGCCGGAACACGGCCGTACTCGCGGGACTCGAAGTACTCAACGATCTGCGCAAGAACGTTCAGCGTGCGTCCGGCCGCAAGCAGCGAGCACGGGCGGTGTGACGTGCCCGTCATCCTGACCGGACCGTTCTTCGAGTCCCGCGATCGCGCCATGGCGGAGATCACTGCCGAGATCGAACACGATCTCGCGCAAGTCGGTCACGCGCTCGTGAAAACGAACCTCGTCACGTTCATTCGCATGCCGACCCCGTACTACTGGACGCGCACCGAAGTCCGCGGCAATCCGTCCGGCCCGGGCCTCTCGATTTGGGACAACTACATCATCTACGGCCCGTGGCTCGAAGGCGTTGGCTCCCGGAACTTCCCGAAGACGCGATTCAAGGGCTACTCGTCGTTCCGCATCGCGGCCGGCGCGCTCGAACGCCGCGCGCCCGGCATCGCGAGTAACGCCATCTCGCGCAAGATCGGAGCGCTGAACTAATGGCTGGGCTCAACACGGCCGCGCTCGTGGACGAACTCGTCTCAAAAGCGCTACAGCTCGGCGTGTTCGAAAAAGTGAACACGCACGAGCCGAAGTCGCAGCCCGGGCCGGGCATGACCGCGGCCATCTGGGTTGACCGCGTACAGCCGTTCCAGCAAGGCAGCGGGTTGAACACGACGAGCGCGCTCGTGCTGTTCATGTTCCGCATCTACCAGTCCGCGTTCTCTGAGCCGCAGGATGCGATCGACCCACGCGTGCTCCAGGCGACCGACACGTTACTGGAGAAATACTCGGGCAACTTCACGCTCGGTGGGCAAGTCCGCGAAGTCGATCTACTCGGGGAAGCCGGTACGCCGCTTTCGTCGCAAGCGGGCTGGCTCAACCTTGACGGAAAGATCTTCCGCGTGATGGACGTGTTCGTGCCTGTGATCATTTCAGACGTTTGGAGTCAGAATGCCTAAGCAGAGCGGACTCGGGCAACGATTCTTCGTCGGCGGATATGACCTCTCCGGAGACACGGGGAGCGCGTCCCGCATCGGTGGCGGACCGGCGCCGAGCGAGATCACCGGTATCGACAAGTTCGCGTACGAGCGCGTCGGGTTGCTGCGTACCGGCTCTATCGAGTGGAGCTCGTGGTTCAACCCGGACGCGGCGCACGCGCACCCCGTGCTCTCCGCACTGCCGTACACGGACGTCGCGACGACATGGGCCACGGGCACGACGCAAGGCGATCCCGCGTACTCGCAAGTTTCGAAGCAAGTCGACTACGCCCCGACACGCGCGGCTGACGCGTCCATGACGATTGCGGTAGTCGGACTGTCGAACGGCTACGGCGGAGAGTGGGGAGCTCAGCTCACCGCGGGACTGCGCACCGACACAACCGCGACGTCACCCGCAACCGGGCTCGACATGTTGGCATCGACGTCGCTCGGTGGGCAGGCATACCTCCAAGTCGCCGCGTTTACCGGAACGTCCGCAACGATCGCGATTCAGGACTCCGCGAACAACTCCGCGTTCACCGCCGTGACCGGCTTCGCGTTCACCACCGTGACGACCGCTCCGACGTCGCAGCGCTTGCAACTCGGCGCAACCGCGACGCTCCGTCGCTACGTGCGCGTCGTGACGACCGGGACGTTTTCCAATCTCGTCTTTCACGTCAACATCGTGAAGAACCAGACGACGACGAGCTTCTGATGCTCAACAGGATCCCACCACCGCTACCGGTTACCGCATACCGGACGTTCCAGATTGCGCGCCCGGTCGCAACGCACTTCCGCAAAGCGACGTGCGGGGAAGTGAACTGCGACGCGTGGCGCCACGGATGGATCACGCGCGCACAGACGGCCGAGCAAGCGGACTACATCCGTCGACACTCCGGCCGGACGTTCGAAGAGATCGAAGCGAACACGTTCCGGTTCGATCCCGGACAGACGTGCTTCGCAGCCGACGCGCATCGCACGCCGCTCGAACGCGAGGGGATCTACGTCGCGCGTGACGGGGATTACCGGGGCAACCCGACCGGGGCGCGACGCGTGCACGTCCGGCCGGCCGATTGGGTGGACGAGTTCGCGGAACATCAGGACTGGCTCAAGACACTCCAGGAGCGTGGGTAAATGCTATTTACCACGCCGAGCCTCATTGGCACGACGAGCGATCCAACCACCAGGGTCTTTCTGTCGCGCAGTATTTTCACGCCGATGCAACCACCGACAGTTCGACGGTTCGTAGTTGCCATCGTTATTAATGCGATCGATTTGAAATTCCTTACTCGGACGCTCGCCCATGTCTTCAAGAAAGTTCTTAAAATCGTTCCAACGTTCGCACACCACAATGCCACGGCCACCGTAGTTGAGATACGAAGCGTTACGCGAATCGTGGCAGCGCGAACGCATACTGTGCCACGACCAGTATGTAGGCGAGTTAGCCCACCCGTGTTTATACGACGAGGCTCGTTCTCCCGTGTACGACGCGAGCTTTGCGCGAGTCTCGGCCGTGTGTGGCACTCCTTTGCGTGGTGGCGCGAGTTTGGAGTTGTGTCCGGTTATGAACTTCGCGCGTCGTTTGCGACGCATGTCAACATTCGCCAGTGCGCCACAACCACAAGCGCATGGCAGCGGAGTTGGATCGAAAGTCATGATCACATCATAGGGTTCGATTGGACCCCTGGTCAAGGAGGACTGAACCATTCCTAAACAAAGCGGTCTTGGCTGGACGGCTTGCTCAGTGGACGACGCGGCAGGATCCGCGAAAGCCATCGTCAACGACGTCACGAACTTGCAGATCTCGACCCCCCGCGGCGTGCAGGACGTGACCGGTCTCGACAAGTTCGCCTACGAGCGCATTCTTCTGTTGGCCGATTCCTCGGTCACGCTCAACGGCGTCTTCAACCCGACTACCGACGCGTCGCACGACGTCTTCAAGACCGTGACGTCGTCGAACGTCGCGCGCACGACGACGCTCACGATCGCATCGAAGACGCTCGCGTCTGAGCTCCTGTTCACCGACTACAACTTGACGCGCGCACAGACGGGCGAGTTCACCTGGTCTGCGCCGGGCGTGCTCTCCGACGGCACGATCCCGACGTGGGTCTGACGTGGGGTTCAGCGCACGCAAAATCTTCAAGATCGTATTCGACGAGGATCACGATCTGCACGGACTCGAAATCACGGTGCGATCCTCGTCGCTCGCCATTCAGAAGGCGTACGTCCAGAACTACCCGAGCGGTGAGGGCGTCGGCCGGTTCGAGCAAATCGAGTATGCGGGACGGCACTTCCTCAAACACGTTGTTGAATGGAA